GGAACAGATATGCAGAACCAGCTTCAAGAACTCTTTTTCGGAGAGCTTGAACATCAACTCGGAGTCCTTCGCTCTGGCTTCCGCTGCCGACCAACCATCACGCATGATGACCGCAGAGCCGGTATCGCTGGTGGAAGAACCACCGTTGCGGTTTGGCATACCGCAAATCGTCAGCACCGTGTTATAGAGGTGATCGACCAGTGTTTGTGTCTGGCTCTGGTTCAGTTCGGAGGTCAGATACTTGATCTCCGCTTTATACTGCGGGTCAATGTCCTTGTACTTGATCGCACCCTCGTCCCGCAGCTTGGAGAAATCATCACCGGAAATGTCAACATTGTGAAACAGCATGAGCGCCTGAACAAACTGTTCTACACCGTCAAGACGGTTGCTGTCCACCGTATTGATAGCGTCCAACAGGGGAAGGACGATCTCAAAAGCTCCCAACCGAGCGTTGTTCGCCGGGTATTCGATAATGGGAATACCGAGCGACTGGGCTTCTTCCCGGACGATCATACTCTGGTTTTCAACCTCGAAATAGCGGTCTTTCGTATAAATGCTGTAAACCACTACACCGTCCGACCGCTGAATGTACTTCACACCCATTACGGGCGGTTCACCGATGGAATTGGCATACACCACGAAAGCAAACCGAGGGTCGAGGGTGTAAATCTCGAAGGGAGCTTCATCGCTTTCCTTCTCAAACACGCTGTCGGGAAGCACCATGCGGTATGCCGTGCCGCAGATGTGAAACCAATCTGCCAGTTCCTTATCCTTTGCGGCCTTATCCTCGGAAAGACAGTAGCCGTTCAGAGTGGTGATCTTGTCGGCAACCATCTTATCATCGCTTCGGCTGACATACTGAATGGGTTCCCCCATCAGATAGCCGACCTTGAAGGACACGATCTCATTGGCACGGTTCTCGACCACATTGTTTTGAATCTCAGGGCGGACTTCCTTTTTACGGTTCAAAATCGGTTGCCTGCCTTTGTAGTAGGCATAGAGATATTCCATATCCGCTTTGTTCGACCAATGTGTAATAAGTGCCTTTCTCAGCACGTTCAGAACATTGTCCCGTGTGATCTCCGTCACATCGGTAAAGATTTTCTTACGACCGAAACAGCCCAAGACAGAATACCTCCCCTCTACCTATTTTCTCTCTTATCATTGTATCAAACTCTCCAATGGTTGTCAATACTAACCTTTTATCATACCATTCGCCACAGCGAAAGTAAAGAACTCAAATAGGCCGTTTGAAAACTTCAACCTTGCCCCCGGACAGCATACGGATTTCGTTCTCCAACAGGGAGAGGGAGTCAGGAGCGTCATCGTGCGGAACCTTGCCGGAGCGTGTGTAGGTGGTTACTTCCTTCATGAAGTTCCAATACTGACTGCCCCGCTTGTAGGTGGAGGGGTGCTTGAAGTAGAAGTTCTTCTTGATGTTGTCGGAAGCGAACTCGATACGGGTCTGCTTGTTGGAGATCGTGCGCTTCGTGCGGATACCAACAGAGTATCCACGCTCACGAATGATCTGGTCAACATCTCTGGCATAATATTGACCAGCGTTGTTTGACTCAAAGACAGCGGAAGCAACCTTGTTCTCAATCAGGCACTTGGCACATTCCGGCTTCGTCACCTCAGCGGGAGAGTCATCAAAGACTACATCAACGATATACACAACATTGCCGTATATCATCGCCACCGGCATAGAGGTCGAGTCAGAGCCACTTTCCGCCGTATCGCCAACGGCGATAATGGTGTCCGGGTCACGGTCTTTCGGCAGCTCAAAGAAGTAGTTCAGCTCGTCCTTGTTGAACAGCAAACCCTTCGCTTCAAAGGGCTGTTGCTGGAACTCGCTCTCAAACTGTTCCGCACTTAGAAGCTCCCGCTGCTCCCGGAAGTAGGCGGTAGTAAAGACCTTCTTGCCCTCCCGCTCGTACTCATAATTGCTCTCGTCCGTCACAAGATCGAGGGCGGGTATCTCAATCGCTCTCCAAGCCCAGCCCTCCCGCTGTGCGTGTTCCTGCACACGACCGATGGGGTCATACAGGGAATAGCGAGTGCCGGTAAAGACCATCGGTGTACCTTCAATGGCACGACCCATAATATCGCCGGAGATCACTTCCCACTTGTCATCAAGCCGCTGGCGGTTCTTCGCTTCCTCACGACCCTCCACACAGTCATCGAGGTAGAGGACATTGGTGGCTTCGGACAAGCCCACCTGTCGAGCGTCAATGGAACGACACATGATGGTGGGGAAACGGGATTTGCTTTTTAGGTTCACCGTCTTCGTGTCGGCGTTGGTCTGTACCAGCCGTGCGTCCGGGAATACATCGTAGAACAGATACTCGTTGGGGACTGTCAGGTATTCCAGACAACCATTGTAGAAGCTCTTTACAAGGTCATCACCTGTCCCTTCCATCAGGGTCGAGCGGTCAGGAAACTTGCCGGAGAGCATATTCACAAAATTGATACCTGTTTGTGACTTACCCGCTCGTTTCGGCATGGAAATCGTCAAAAGGCGCAGTTTTCCGTCCAGAACATCTTGAAACCCCTGCACCATCGGTCTGAGATAGTGCTTCCGGGGCGCATAAAACCGCTTTTCCGGCTTGCGGTCGAGTTCAATGTAGGTCATGAAGGAGTCAAAATCATGGGGCGCTTCAAAGAGAAGACACCGCCGCCACTGTTCATAGAACTTCGCCCCGCCGCCACGGACTACCTGATCTGCGGAGAGTGCCAGCAGCTCCTTGTTCACCTTATGTGCCGCCGAGAAATCCTCGTTTTCCCACTCTCGACACAGAGAAAAAAGGTCGCTGTACGCCCCGACATTTCCCGGTCGGCGGTCGATCACGGCTCGGATAGAGCCGGAGAGTTTTTCATAATTCATGTGCATTTCCTTTCCAACAAAAAAACGGGCTACCCGTGTATTTCTACACAGATAGCCCGTTATGGCTGTCACTCCTGTCCTTGCAGAAGCCGATTATAGAATTTTCGGTATCGCAAACGCCAAAACTAGCAAAATAGAGCTGATTATCAGGAAATATCCGATGATATTGAGAAAAAATCTCATGGTATCAGCCCTCATACTCCGAAATCGTCTTATTGTCCCAATTCAGAACCCCTAAATAGCCGCCCTCGGTGTCAGAATATAGTTCAACTGCTTTTTTCGTGTTCACTGTCTTCCATTTCACTTTGCCACGCCAGTTAAAATAGGCTTGGGTCTTGGTGTCAGGGATACCAGCCAGCTCTACATAGATGATCTGGCGATTTTCCAGCGTCACATTGAGCTGTAAATCCTCGCTGTCATAGATTTTACCACAAATCACGGTCATTGGGTCATTATCTACGATAGAAACATCGTGGAAATCAGTCACCCCTACGGTGTCAAACACTTCCCGATAGCTTGCGATCTCGTCATCGGTGAACCCGGCTTCGGAAAGAGCCGAGTCCCACGCAACAGGTTCAGCCGAGTCCTTCTTAGAACACCCGACCAGAAAGAAGACTACGATAACTGCCAGCCCGATCAGCCATGCCATCTTTTTCATTTCACCCAACCTTTCTTGCCCGGTCATACCATGTAGAACGGCTGATACCAAGCTCCCGGCAACAGTCCGCTACGGTAATAAGACCGTCTTTTTGTTTTTGAGCGAGTTTTTCAAACTGCTCGTCATCAATCTCGGAAGCGGGTCTGCCGAACCCTCTGCCGGTCTTCACCGACACCCGCTTACCATCGACAACCGGCATAGCGGCGATACCCTCAGCCTGCCGCTGTTTGGTCTTCTTGCGCTCCTGCTCGGCAACAGCACCGAGGACTTCAATCAGAATGTTGTTGACCATTTCCAGCACCCATGTCTGGTCTTTGAAGTCAATCAGCGTGGTCGGAATGTCGAGGATACGGACGATCACGCCCTTCTGCTTGAACCATTCCAGTTCTCGCTTCATTTCGTCCTTGTTGCGCCCAAAGCGGTCGAACTCCTTAACGATAACTTCATCACCTTCCCGCACAATGGCTTTCAGAGCATTGTACTGAGGGCGATCGAAGCTGCTTCCCGTGATCTTGTCGCAGTACACATTCTCGTCAGGAATATCGAACTTCTCACGAGCGACCTTGAGCTGCCGAGCAAGGTTCTGTTCCTTGCTGGACACACGACCAAGGAAGTATTTCATGGTTCACTCCACCTCGTATCCACCGTCCGGCAGACGGGTATTGGCAGGAACAACGATGACCTTGTAATCCATCGCTCTGAGCATGGTGGTCAGCAGGGACACGGGAATGTCCTTGACGTTTTTGTTATTCAAGCGTTCCCAAATGGTAGCGTTAGATACATTGAGTCTTTTTGCGAGTTCAGCGTTGGAAAGAGACTTGGAAGCCATGATCTCTTTCAGGATTTCTCGACCTCTCATGTTTATCACCTCGGCTTTATTATACATGTCAAGTGTTTTATTGTCAAGCGTTTTCTTGAAATTGACCTTTTTATTTTTTGCGGGTATTTTTCAGCTCACCCCGCCCTCGCTGCCGCTGGCATATCCCCCGCCCCCGTCACCCATTCGCGCCGCCCCGATTAGGCCGAAAAGCGCAAAAAAAATAACCGCCCCGGAATGGCACCGGGGCGGCGTTCACTTATTCAATTTCAATATTTCAATTAGGATTTGAACCGGCAGCAGGAGAATTAACAATACAATATACACGCTTCCACCGCCTTTATATTTCCATTCTCGCAAATTCCTTCATCTCTGCGGCGAGGTCTTCCGGGCTATTTGCCCATCTGCTGACCCATTCCGGGAAATGGTGAGAAAGATAGCTTTCGAGGTTGTCGAGGTTGTCCGGCTTGGTAGCTATGAGCTTTATAGCCCCTACAAAATCCGCCGCCGCTTTCGCTACTCTCTCAGGCGTGTAAAGCACCTTGCAAGACTTTCCACCGGGGCAAATAAACTCTCGATCTTTTCCGGCGTGTTCGCAATGGCTCACGCAATTCTTGCAATTATCATACTTAACCATAATATAACCCCCTTAAAACAAAATAAACAGATTAGAGCAACGCCCAATAATAGCGTATAACTGCCCGGTTTCGGTATCTTCGACCAATCCGCCATTGATACCATAAATGCCCGTAGAATAGCCCACTTTTTCGAGCCTGCGGAGCGTGTAAATATATTCGCTCGGCTTATTGGTGTAATTCTCAGCCACTCCGAGCCGCACAAGCTCCCGCAGCTCTTTTAATTTGTACTTTCTCATGCTTTCCGCTCTCCCTTCTGTAATTCTCTGTAAATCAGGCTTGTTAAAAGCTGTTCGGCCTGCTGTTCGGTGTACCGGGCTTTTTCCTGCTCTGTTTCTTCGAGGATTGCGCCGAGATCGTCAACCGCAGAACGGTTATAAAAATAACAGGTATCGAGGACAGACGGCAGACCGGCGCACCAGTCAGCAAAAGCAGCGGCTTCATTTCCGTGATAATAGCGGACATCTTGCGGACACCTATATTTTTCACTTCTGAATGTGTCGAGGATAAAAGCGGCGATCTTGGGGAACTCCTGCGGCGGGTTGTCCGTGTACCCTTCCGGCGTGAAATTATCCACGATATACGCCCGGATATTTTCGACGGCTTTCTTGCTATTTGTTCTTAACATTGTCAAAACTCCCTTCATCAATCGACATCAAGTGTTTTATTGATGATTAGAGTATATCAAGCGTTTTATTGATTGTCAAGTGTTTTATTGACGCTTGCAACCGTCTGAAAAACTACACTTTTTTGCACTATACATTATAAAGGGCGGAAAACGCCGCCCAGATCAGGCCGGAACCCCGGCAGCGCTCACGCCGCCCCGGTGAAACCCGCCGCCGATCAGCCAGGAAAAGGAAAAGCCGCCGACCCCGTGGGGGAGATCGGCAGCTCTGTCAAAGTCGCAGACCCTCGCCGGAAAGTCGCAAAGTCGTTCGGGCGAAAGTCGCAAAGTCGTTCGGGCGAAAGTCGTGAAAGTCACTCGGCATAGTCGTAAGCCATAGTCGCAAAAGTCGGGAAAGTCGCTCAGTCTTCCGGGTCATAGTCGCTGGACGCACCAACCACATCTTCGAGATACTTCTTCTCTAAGTCCTCGGCGGGAACCTGCTCTCCGAGTTGCTGGTTGGGTGTCAACACGACCTCCTGCTTATCCGCATAGCCCATGTTGTTCTTCATCAGGAAGATACCGGCAACCGGATTAATCTTTCCGTTCTGCATATAGTTTTCCATTTGTGCGTTCAAAAGTTGATACGCCTTTTTAACGAGGTTGCGGCTTTCCGGGGGCAAAGTCTTACTGTCCACTCCATTTGCCCATTTCCATAGAGTCGTTCTATCAACTCCAAAAGCCAATGCCATACCAGCAACAGAGGGCTTCATATCGTCCTGAGCGCACAGAGCAAAATACATACCCATACGCTCTTTAACCTGTTCAGGCTCTCTCACATTCACATCAGGCCAGTCCAGCATGACCATCGAATGTTCCAGATATTTTCTGTTGTCACCCGGTTCTGTATGAACGCTCAGGGCTTCCTTACGATCAGGCCGAGTGCGTTTCTTCACAATTTCATCTGCCATAGTCGTTTTCTCCTTTCAAAGTCGCCAAGGTGATAAAGGTGAGTAATCGGGTGCATTTCCCTATAACTATTTCTATATACGCGCGTATAAGAGAGAGTTATAGGCATTTATGCCCGATTACTCACCTAACTCACCTAAAATACGAAAAACAATTTTTCAAAACACGCCATTTTGAAAATAGTCTTTGCAAAAACACTCACCTTTATCACCTTTATCACCTAACTACCAGTCGGCGTTGATGACCACCTTGTTTCCGTGGGCGAGTGCTTCCGCCACAACACTCTCCACACCGTCCCAGTTGTAGACCTCTTTCTTCACGGCATAATCGACAAGCTGCTTTGCCTGCTCGTTGTCAAGAACCATGTCCTTGCCGTACCAATCATTCTTCTTGGTACGCTTCTCATAAGGAACATAGTAGCCGAGTTTTTCCAGAAAGTCGTACCAAAGACTACCGCCGCTGTCGGTGCTGGCAACATCTACCGTGGTGATGACCTCGCCACAATGAGGGCAGCGGACATCTTTACGTTCCATGACCGTAATATCAAGACCCACTTACCAACACCTCCTGAGCCATTCTCACCAGCTCGACCAAATCATAGAACCGCCGAGGGTCTAATCCGGTCTGCCGCTTCACCTTATCCAAGTGATAGAGAACGGTATTTCTGTGTGCGAAAATAGCACGGGCAACATCGGTAACATTCATGTTGTGATTTGCCATCGCTATGACAATGTGAGCGTCTTCCTTATCCATGGTCGATCTCCTTTCGCAGCTCGTCATAGAGTTCCGAAAAGCGGCGGTTTCAGTGGCGCAGTCGCCAGAGGAATAGACAGCCTACAACAATCCATTCAACGGCGGCGATGGTTGTCAGAATGTCACTCATGTCCTATGCTCCTTCCTCGCAAAGCGGTTGAGCAACACGCTCACGGTGAGCTGACCAATCCTGTTCACATAGGGGCAGTTGAAGCAATCAGGGTGGGGAACGCTGTTGCCAAGGTCGATGACCAGATCACGGGTGTTGTAGGAAATGTCCTTCGTGATAGTCGGCGTGGCGTAGATCACCACATCACGGTTCATTGTGGCCTGCAAGAGACTCTTAGTTTTGGAGTGCGCCACCGTCACAGTTGCGTTACCGAGGGTGAGGTACTTTGCCAAGTTCTGAACGGCATGACCCCGGCCTACAATGGTAATGTCCTTAGCGTGAACCAAGTCCAATGCCAGTAAAAGCGCCAAAGTCGCCTGAGACACCGAGGACATTCCATGTGAGTAGGAGTGGTCAATGTCAACCTCGGCGGTGAGCTTAATGTCAGACGGGACGGTTTCTCTGTCCACTACCACGGCCTTGTACGGAGGACAGGGATATTGAGTGAGGTCACAGTCAATATCCAACAGGTCGGCCTTGCGCTTGACCGCTTTCAGAAATACGCTCTCGTAGGAACCCAGCAACAGCAGTCTGCCAGTAGGGTGAAAGCGGGTGGTTTCCTCGTCCAAGGTGGCAGAAAGCGTTTTGATTTGCTCCATTACATCATTCATAGTGCTTCTCCTTTCTTTCAAAGTCATGGAGGGAGATCATCTTTTCACAGGTGAGTTTGTCAACCACTCGACCGATCTCCGAGTACCCGCAGACCGCCGCCAGCCGTTCAAGGTTCCCCTTGGTCTGTGCCGTGACTACGATGGAAATACGGCGGAGGTTCTTTTTCTCAGTCTTCATTGCTTTCCTCCTTGTTGCCGTGAATGGTAGCAGAGATGAACGACTGCAACAGCACAAAGGCTTCTTCTTTGGTCGCACCGGCATTGAGTAAAGCCCTGTAAAAATTCAGAGACATTTCAGCTAAAGCGCCAACGGCGTTCAGAAGCTCTCTCACAGCGTCATTATTCATCGTCCTGTTCCTCCACGAAAATCGTTCCCTCGAACCCTTCTGCTCTGCCAAGAAGTCTCCACAGTCCCTCGTCCTGTTCACCACAGCAGGGACAGGCTTTAGCGGCGATTTTTCCGAGCTTCTGAGGAAAATCCTCGTCTTCCTCGACATACAGAAGGTGTTCACACTTACGACACATGAAGACGGTGAACATTTCGTTACCGCATACACACTTTTTACTCATGTTTATCCTCCATTCGGTCACAATCGTCAGAGATTGCACAGTCTTCACAGCCCTTATAATAGAAGCAGTCCCGGCAACATGAAATGACAGGCATACACCGCTCAGCGTATTCTTCACAGTTGGCAATAGGGCAAGGGCCATCAACGCAGGCAACGCCCACATAATCGGGGCAGTATTCAGGCTTCATCATCGCTGTCACCTTCCGTCAAAGCTCTTGCGAGATCGTCAATCATCTGGTGCATGACTCTATCGCCAACATCATCTTCGTTCTGACACCAGAAGGAGAATTTCAGGTGTAACAGCTCATGTACCAGCGTCTTTTCAAAATCGAACGGCACAATGCGGTCGCCGTAGCAGGCAGGGTTGATGATCTCAATACGAGCGGTCTTAATTGCTTCTGACTCGGTACAGCCTGCGGCATTACGCACCATCATTTCTTCCGGGTGAAGGTGAGTCAACAGCTTTATCCGCCACTCCTGCAAGCAGAGTTTTCGCTTCCACTTTTCCAGCAGGGCGAGTTCTTCATTGGTGGCAATCATACTGTCACCTCCTGTTCACGAGGGAGTTTTACGGTGTTACCATCTTTCAGATCGTCAGTGCTGAGTTGATAGGACACCAACTGCATACCGTGAGCCGTGACCTCTACACCATCGAAGAACCCCGCAATAATGCCATCGGGAATATCAAGAGTAATTTTCATCACGGACGCTCCTTTACAATGCGGATTTTTCTTAGCCGCTTGCCGCACCGCTTACAGACTTCATAGTTGCTCTGCCAGCGGTGAGAACCATTACGGCACTTGACCTGAATATGAACATACGGGTCTGCTGTGTGGATACCAAAGCGGCAGAGGATAGAATTGCATGAACGGTTCATTAGGACGCTCCTTTCAGTCTGAGGTTCTTGTAGACGGGGTAGCCCTGATACACAACCTTGCCGCCGTGCCACTCAGGGTGCGTTTCCATGTCGGCGTTGAACCGCTTGGCAGAACAGGCAAAGTACCCGTTGGACTTGCACCAAATCTTGTAAGCGTCAAACAGAGACTTCGAGCGGGTGTTGACCCCCTCAGCCTGCTCACAGCGTTCTTCGAGGAACTGCAAGCACAGATCGTTGTCACGCTCGTACTGATTGACCACCTTCCGCATGGCGGGGGACATTTTCAGACCGAAACGCTTGTACTTGAAGTACCCGGCGACCAGCCAAGCGAAAATGCCCTGCATAGCTTCCTGTGTCTGGAACTCATTTTTCAGGTTCTTGTCCTGCTCCGCTTCGGTGAAATGGCGGTTGAACTCAATGACCCGCACACGGTCGGAAGCGAACAGAGACTTATCACTGACGGTGGGGAGATCGTTACAGGAGAGCCAAAGAGTGAACTGCGGCAGGAAGGTCGTGGCAGTCTCATAGAGGTTTCGAGCCTCCTCGCCACCTGTGAGCTGCTTGATTGTTTCCTCGTCCAGCTTGCCATACTGGTTACTCTCAGCCATCGTGACGAACCGCTTGCCTTTCAGGGAAGCCAGCATGGGGTTCGCTGCTTCGGCGTTCTTCGAGCGCTCTGCCTTGCAGATGATCGACACGGGGGACACGGAAGCATAATCACCGAGAAGGTGGTGAATTGCCGAGAGCATGGTGGACTTGCCGTTACGGGTAGTCTTGCCGTGGAGAATGAACATACATTCCT